ACAAACACAAAGATGACCCTGTGGCAAATGGAGAACTCCAAGAGATACCCGGAGGTGTGCGACGTCCTGTTGAATTACAAACTAAGGGAGGTGCTGATAAGAACAAAGGCTCATTCCTTTGGGCCGCAGTGAGATTCGCCAACAAAGTATTCTGTGTGGTGAATGCTATCAGAAATTCAAAGGATTATGACTACGTGGTATGGATAGACGGTGATACTTTCACATTCAGACCCGTACCTATAGACTTCTTTGAAAAGTTACTCCCCAAGGAAACCATGTTGACATATCTAGGTAGAGAGAATCCAAACCTAAACGACGGGGGTAAGTACCCCGAATGCGGTTTCGTAGGATACAATATGCGACACCCTGAAATACAGAATTTTATAAACGACTGGGAAAGACTCTACATCACAGACGAAGTCTTCAAACTCCTGGAATGGCACGACAGTTATGTGTTCTGGCACCTGTCAAAGATTTACAGGAAAGAAAGAGGCATAGCAGTCAACGACATTGGATATTGGAAAGGGGTCAAAGGTCATCATGTGTTCGTCAACAGTGAACTAGGCCTCTACATGGATCACCTCAAAGGCAAAAGGAAAAAGTTAGGCACATCGGCCAAGAATGATTTACGTGCCAACTCAAATGCTCCAGCGGACATAAGATCCATTGACTACTGGACGAAAGCACCGCCCACGCTATGAAATTAGAACTTTGGACAGAACACGGACCTTTAAATTCAAAACCTATATTTGATGCTTTCATAAAAAGCCTGCATGATGCGGGGGACCAAGTTTACGTAAACAGATCAGCCAATGCCGACGTGGCTGTGATATGGAGTGTGCTATGGCGTGGCCGGATGCAGGGATACAAAAAGATATGGGATGAGTATAAAGCAAAAGGCAAGCCAGTGATCGTGATCGAGGTTGGGGGACTGAGGAGAAACCAGAGTTTCAAGATAGGGATCAATGGCATAAATCGTGATGCCGATTTCGCCAATCAGGAGTTTGATGATAAGAGGTGGCCGTTGTTCAAACACACACTGCAACCATGGAATCCGTCCGGAGAGCTGATAGTTATATGTGGACAGCACGACGCCTCAGAACAATGGCGAGGAATGCCTAAGATGGAAAATTGGATCAAACAACAGATAACAGAGATAAGGAAATACACAACGCGACCAATATTGGTCAGACCACATCCAAGGAATCAAATACAATTCAAAGAAGAAGATTTCGAAAATGTCAAAGTTAGATTTCCAAAACGAGACCATAAGACCTATGACGACACTGATTTCCGTGTTACCTTGGAGAGAACGTGGGCAGTAGTCAACCATAGTTCCAACCCAGCGATAGAGGCTGTAATACGAGGAATACCGGTTTTCGTGTCGGCATCCAGTCTGTGTCATGACGTGGGCAACACAGAGTTGCGTGACATAAACACGCCCGCCATGCCAAAAAGATCCAACTGGGCACACCAACTGGCATATACCGAATGGTTTAAGGACGAGATAGAACAGGGACTGCCATGGGCAAGAATCAAGAAGAGACTCGAGGAGAAATACATAAAATGAAAGAGGTAAAAATAGGAAAACAAAATGACATACAGCCAATAGAGTGGCAACCATACAACGGTGAAACAGTCGTCAGGAATACCATAATCAGGAAAGGCAAAAGAATACAAGAGACTGAATATCATGAAGACAAGGTTAAGGCAGTGCCACGTGGGAATGCCTACTGCATAGGAAATGGACCGTCCCGTAAAGACTTTGACTTAAACAAACTAAAATACACAGGCCAGACATATGGATGTAATGCGCTTTACAGAGACTTCCTACCAGATTTCATATTTTCGGTGGATACTAAAATGACTGTGCAGATGTGCGAGGACCATGTTGGTCTGAAAACAGTCCATTACGCTCCAAGTCTAGAAGTCAACAGGAAACAGAACAATGGCATGTTACATCTCATACCACACAATCCGCACTGGATATCCGGCAATGCCGCATTCTGGACGGCAGGTGTGCACGGACATAAGGATATATATCTACTTGGATATGACTTCAGGGAGTACGGTAAGGATCAATTGAATAACATATATCAAGGAACTGATTGCTATGGCGAGCGTAATGAAGACAAAGTATTTGAGGGATGGTTGAAACAGTTCAGAGATATGTTAAAAATGCGGCCGTATGTGAATTACACAATCGTTCACGATAATCCACCAAGTTACCTAAACTACCTGCAAACAGGAACTGATTTAGGAAATAGCAAAGTAATCACTTATAAGGAATTTGAAACTGTATTAACACCTAGATAAGCCTAGTCCGGCCAACCTAAACTTATTCTTCCAAGCGAAGAAGTTCTTGTTGTGGTTGCTGTAAGGATCCTTCAGCCAAGTCATCTGGTACAAGTGAACCATCTCGTGTGCCAGTGTTTCAACGAAATCCTTCCAAGTGGGAAATTTACAGTGTAGTTCTATGTAGAATTCCACATCAATGTGATAAGGTATAACCCTTTGGTCAAACTTGCCTTTGGGAGTCTTCCTGTTGTCCCAGTTGGCCACACACCTGCCCCAGTCCTTGTTTAGTTTACGAACACGCAACGGCACAGACGGCAATCTGCCGTTAAACAATCCACGATTGAGCGTCCTGAACCAATGATACATCTGCTCTTGCGTGGGCTTGAACCCTTTGGTGTTCTTGTATCTGGTAATTGTGTTCTCCAACTGGATTTTGAGTTGTTTCCTCACATTTACCGTTTTGTTTTTCGTTTTTTTCATGGTTGACTGTTTTACCAATTGTGCTATAATATACTAATAATTATCTAAATTACCAGGTATCAAAATGCAGTCAGATTTGCCAAAAACCATAAACGAAGCACTCAAAATACTAGCATATAATGATTATTTCTGGCCAGATCACCGTACGAACCCGATTAACCCACACCCAAAGGACAGGGAAACAGTGAGATCGTTGGCGGAATCGCAGTACGCATGGACTGAGAAACAGGCACGACTAGCAGTGGTTATCCTAAAGCGATACCTTTCCAAATTCCAGGCAAACCACATGGACATCAAGTCTTTGCTGGATAACCCTGTGTATGAGGACGATTTCAGAGTGATAAGTTTTGACAAGAGCATAGAGAAATACACCGACGAGGTCGGTGTGGACAAGATCGAACTGAAATTCCCGTATGACAAGAAGATAATACAACTGATACGTTGCCTCAAGGATAAACGTGATCTGCCTGGCATGTATGCATTATATGCCGGAGAGGACAAGAAATGGACGTTCAAGCACACGGATGTTACCGCGTACTATCTCACACTAATAGCGGTGCGTTATGATTTCAAATTCCTTACACCAAAACTGTTAGATGATTTTGATGCTGTAAGGAAACAGGTAGTGGGACACAGACAGCCCACCGCTAGACAAACGGAAGACGGAATTATTATAGACAATGCCCCGGAGTCCTTGAAGGAACACTGGTCAGAACAAGTTTCAAAACTACCGTTACTACAGCAAGTGGACAGTCTGAAAAACTTTGCTATTTCATCTAGGGGAATATCAGTATCCGCTGATTCTAAATTGGCCGGGCGCATAGCACACCATGACTATCATAAACTGTGGATCAACTCAGTGGCATGTACCAAGAATGAAGTTGTACAGGCATTAATAGAGCTGGATGCTTTCCCTTTGCTGATGCCATGCCACAGCGACGTGCATGAAGAAAAAGAGATAAAGGAATTCTGGGAATGGTTGAAGATTTTTGAATCACACGGCATAGACATGATGAAACAGTGTGCTTGGGGTTTTGATCTCAAGGAACCGGTTTACAGGAAAGAGGAAAGGGGCTACAGTCCAAGGACAACAGTGATAGACGACAAGAAACCCAGGGAGTTCTTTGAAAATCTCTACGAGTTACACCAGATGAGCAAACAGTTCAAGTTCATAGACGACACCACAAAGATCATTTTCGTCAGGAACAGAATTCCGAGGGCGTTGATTAAGAGCAAGGTAAAACTAAGGGCTTCGTTAATTGCTTTGGGAGGTGGATACTACGCCACTGGCACCGACAACCTAAAAAGACTGCTTGAAAATCTTCCAAAAAAGTTGTATTATAGTGATCACCAACCCAGCAGTTGGGATTGGCACGATCACGTAATAGAACAGGTATAGAATGAGCAGTTGTAAACTAGTAATTAAAGACGAAGTGAATGTGAAATTCGAGAACCTCAGCCTTGAATGGAGGAAACGACTTTCCAATAAATTCAAATACGAGATACCTTACGCAAGACACTTGCCTGCAGTCAAACTGGGCAGATGGGACGGCAAGGTCAGTTTCTTTGGACTGGGCGGCACGACATACCTCAATTTAGTTGATCAAATACTGCCAATATTGGAGGATGGTGGGGTGTACGTGGACTTCGAGGATCACAGGGAACAACATAACTATGAATTCAAGGCGGTGGACAAGGACTACCTAGCACACATCACATGGCCTGACAACCATCCTTGTGCAGGACAACCCATACAATTGAGAGACTATCAGGTAGAGACTATAAACAAATTCATAGAGAATCCACAGTGTATACAGGAGATAGCCACAGGAGCAGGTAAGACCATAATAACCGCGGCTTTGTGTCAACTAGTAGAACCCTACGGTAGGACACTGACTATTGTTCCAAATAAAAGTTTGGTCACACAGACCGAAGAAGACTTCCTCGCTTGTAATCTCGACGTTGGTGTGTATTACGGAGATAGGAAAGAACTAGGCAGGTTCAACACAATAGCCACGTGGCAAAGTCTAAACGTGCTAGAAAAAAAAGCGAAGGACGAACACACAACAGAATTCCTCGAGGCCATACAGGGCATCAACACCATCATCATAGATGAGGTTCACATGGCTAAAGCGGACGTGTTGAAGAGATTGCTCACAGGACCATTCGCACACTGTGGCATACGCTGGGGACTGACGGGCACCGTGCCAAAGGCGGACTACGAATTCATGGGATTGAAATGTAGCATAGGCGAAGTGGCCAACAGGATACAGGCCAGTGAACTACAAGATAAGGGAGTGTTGGCAAACTGCCACGTCAATGTTTTACAGACACAGGACCACCCGCAATTCAAGACCTACGGAGAGGAACTTAAATGGCTAACAACAGATCAAACACGGATGACGTGGGTGGCGCAGACTATCCAAAGCATAGCCACATCAGGCAACACACTGATACTAGTGGACAGAATATCCGCTGGAGAGATACTTGAGAAGAAAATCAAAGACGCGGTGTTCGTGTCTGGAGCAACCAAGAACACAGACAGGAAGGAGCAATATGATGAAATATCTACTGCGACAAATAAGGTTATCATTGCCACATATGGAGTTGCCGCTGTTGGCATTAACATTCCTAGGATTTTTAATCTTGTTCTCATAGAGCCTGGCAAGTCATTCGTTCGGGTGATACAGAGCATAGGACGTGGGATCAGGAAGGCAGAAGACAAGGACAGCGTACAGATCTGGGACATTACCAGCAGTTGCAAGTTCGCGAAAAGACACCTAGGGGCAAGGAAAAAGTTTTACAAAGAGGCCAATTACCCGTATAATATAGAAAAGATAGATTATGAAAATCCTTACACTTGACGACAGGTCCTACAGACTGGAAAAGATCCCAGAATGGGTGGATGAGAAATTGAGATTCGCTGTGTTGGACAATTCTGACCCAGCTAATCCAGACTTCTTCTACATACCACTAATTTTCCTGGAAAGTTTCAATGCACCCGCGGCGGTGTTAGAAATAGGTGATCACAAGATCAAAATGCCACTGGACTGGAAGATGTTGATCGGCGAGGCCGGACAATCAGAGATGCATGTGCTACCAATCACCAGTCTAAATGACAGGGGATTTGATGCGTTTACATTCAATCCTTTGTCTAGCACCAAACCAGAATTCATGCCCATAGATGTGGTTGACATCTACACAGAAGTCAAGTGGTACTTCCCTAAGATTAAATCAGGACAGATGTTAGCGGTGCCACTGACCAACGGACGTAGACCCATGTGTGCCTATTTCGTCAAGGACATATCCAGGCAGTGTGAACAGGTGGACTATGGCTCAGTCTGGTAGACGAACCATAACCATAGACGCACCGGTCATGATTACCAGCAACAAGATAGCGGTATGGATGGACGAGCATTGGATGAGGGATTTTTTTGATTGGTTAAGGAAAAATAAATTCAAGATTTCGGCTATGAATCACCGGCAAAAGAAAATAAAATTAACTTTCGTAGATGCCAAAGAGTGCACTATGTTTGGATTGAAATATGCCAGCAAAAAAAAATAACACCAAGAAATTTTTTGATCTCATGAACGGACTCAAGGCCGTTGATTATAGGAACAAAAGTTATTTCGATAGGATAGACGATAAAGAAAAATCCCTGTATTCACCCTACATGCTGATGAGATATGTGTCTTCTACAAATCATAGAAATAAGGATATACAAGAATGGTACTTACTAAAAACAAACGAAAATATAAACAAACATTTGTTTACATTATCTAATAAACACAAAAAACTTTGTTGGATATTGACTGCTATGTGTGGAGTTAATTCAGAAGAGCTTGGACTTAATGAAAGAATTTTTCATCCATGGATCAAACCCATGAAGCGTGTACCAAATAAGAGCCTAAAAAAACTACAAGAGATCTATCCCACTTGGAAAGAAACCGATCTCGAAACTTTAGATAAGGTGATCACAGACAGAGAACTAGAGGAACTAATGGAGGCACATGGCATCGACAAATAAGTGCACATACTGTGGCAAGGAATTTGCAAAGGAACGTACTTTACAGGTGCATCTGTGTGAGCCAAAACGTAGATACCTACAGCGAGACGAGAAGTGGGTAGTCAACGCGTTCATGGTGTTCCAGAAGTTCTACAAGATACATCAGCACAACGCCAAGGAAAAGACCTATGATGATTTCGTCAAGAGTCCTTACTACAATGCTTTCGTCAAGTTTGGCAGATACATCATGCACATCAACCCTTTGTATCCAGACAAGTACATAGACTTCGTTTTGAAATCTAAGATCAAACTGGACCACTGGGCCAGGGATGACCTGTATGAGGAGTACCTAATAGAAACATTGAAGACCGAACCAGTAGAGTCCGCACTACAGCGTAGTATAGCCACCATGATGGACTGGGCCACAGAACAACACGCACAGTGGTCGGACTACTTCAGGTTGGTCAACACCAATAGGGCGGTACAACACATACAACAGGGCGCCATCAGTCCATGGCTGTTGCTAGGTTGCGAAGCAGGCAAGAAGATGTTAAAATCATTTAATGACGAACAACTACAGATGATTGAGAGATTCATAAATCCAAGTTTTTGGCCCAGCAAGTTGAAGAGCTACCCAGCCGACCTTATGCTGGTAAGGGAGACTGCGAAGGAGGCCAAGATTGTCTAAGATAGATCTAGAGATAGCGGACAATTTGGATTTCGAAGACGGGGATTGTGCCGTGGTAATAAAAGAGGACGGATCGATAGGAAGGGTGATCATGCCAGACATAAACAGGAATGTTCTTGATTCAGAGGGATACAGGAAACTGCTGGACATACTAGAAGTGTTACAACCAGGCTCACGTGACAAGATGATACAACACGCCGAAAAAGGCAAAGGGAGTATGCACTAATGCCTGACGTGGACATAGACTTCTTTGACCGGGACGGAGTGCTGAAACTTTTCAAGCACACACCAGCATCAATCATCAAAGACGGCAAGACCGAGAAACACAAGACCGGAGTGTATTTCCATGCAGTGCCTGAACACCCAGTAACGGGGAATTCTTCGTTAGACTACAAGAAGGCAGAGGACAGAGGCTACTTCAAGATCGACATGTTGAATGTGAACATCTACAAAGAAGTCAAATCAGAGCAGGAACTAGTCGAACTGATGATACAGGAGCCCAATTGGGACATGCTGAAAGATCCAAAAATCGTGGAGAACCTGTTCCACATCAACGGGCACTTCGACATAGTGTCCAAACTGGAGCCAAGGAACATCGAGCAACTGGCCGCTGTGTTGGCCATAATACGTCCCGCGAAGAGACAGTTGATGTACAAGGACTGGCAGGACATAATGAGGGAGGTGTGGACAAAACCCACAGACGGCTCATACTTCTTCAAGAAGTCACACGCTATAGCCTACGCACAGGCCATAGTGGTACAGATGAATCTGATCGCGAGGGCTAAATATAGTTTTGATGCTACATCAAAAACCTAAAAAAAAGACACCCAAACATCCTAGTAAAAAACATCGCAGTCCAACTCGCTCTGAGCTCGGATCATATCAAGCAGATAATCCATTGACCAAGTACGTGGAAAGAGTGAATGGTATAAACTGTACTGAAAAGAACTAAACGGGTTTTCTTACCAATTGGATTGTTCTACGCTTGACGCGTTTCTTTGAGATATCAGAAAGTCTCACTGTTGGTCCATGAACTATCTCAACATCTTTAGAGTTCAAAGTCACTAATGTTGTACGGAAATACCTGAACTCACCTTTAAGGAATATATTGATGGGCAGTTTACGATTGGACTCGTGCCACCAAGTCTCACCACACTTAAGGAACTTCATCTTGTCCTGTGGTAGCATCAACCTACCATAATCGTAGAAACTGATCACATTGGCATCCTCGTTCTGTACTATGCCCACATACTCCAAGTCGCCCTTTCTTATAAGGCTTAAAAATGGAAATTTGTCCCTCAGCGTGTTAAAAATCTCGTTCATCTTATATCCATAAATACTGTTAAATATGTATTATGCAAACAGTTTCAAGGTATTTACTCACACAGTTGGTAATCGCCTACATAAATGGTTATCATGGAAGGAATTCAAAGGTGTACGATAGACGCTTAACACTACACAGGGGGGTCAATAACCCTATAACATTCACGTTCAAGAACGAGGATCAGAAGGCACAGGACATCACAACCAAGACCTACGAACTAAACATAATTGACAGTGAGTCGAAAAAATCAGTACTGTCGAAAGAATTAATTAATCTAAACACTACACAAGCAACCAGTCTAACTATAGAATCAGACGGATCCTCTACAGGAACCACTGCTAGGGCAACTGTTACAAACTCGAATGTGACTGGTAGTTTTAAAGTTGGGTTCTTACTAGGTGGGACTAGCATATCAGGCCCTGTTGAAATCACCAATGTCAATTCCACTAACAACGCAGGTACATCAACAATATTAAATTTAAAATTTACTCAACAGACTATTCCTTCAGAGACTGTGAATGTAACAGCAGGACCAAAAGGGTCAGCAAACTGCACGATTACAGAAGGCGAATTACTACCACTGGATGCCAAGTTCTACAACTTCGCAGTGCGTGAAGTCAAGTCGGACGGTAGTCGGGAGATCACATACTCAGACACAGGATACGCGGCCGCGGGCACAATAGAACTGTTAGACGGTGCGTACCCAGAGTTCGTCGCCAGTACAGAAGTTTCAAGTTTCACAGCAGTGGGCGGACCACTGACCTACACGTCAGGATCCACGGATGCCGGACCGGGCATCAACAACAACAAGGCACTGCACACGATCGCGGTGTACACCAAGAACTTCTCGGGCACACTGAGGGTTCAAGGCACCATGAGCGCCAGTCCGGGGTCAAGCGATTGGTTTGATATTACCATGGATGGTGCGGCTTCTACCGCCAACACTTTCTCCAGTTCCACCACAGTTACCAACTACAACTTCTACGGTGTCTATCACAGTGTGAGATTCAGTTGGGGCAACGACAGTGGTAACACTGGTGTGATTGACAAAATCCTATATAGACAGTAAAATATAGTTTATGAACCTGATCCAGAACACAATTCTGACGAGCCTGCCTGCGGGCAGGAAGAAGACCCCGAGTGGGTGGATATCATTCAACGCACCCTGTTGTGTTCACAACGGCGAGACTGCTGACAGGAAGAAGCGTGGTGGCATTATGACCAGTGCGGACGGAACTGTAAGCTATCACTGTTTCAACTGTGGCTTCAAGACCAGTTACGTGATCGGACGAAAGTTGACCTACAAGATGCGACAGTTCATGGGCTACATAGGAATACCTGAAGACACGATAAAGAAACTGGCCATAGAGGCCATGCGTGAAGAAGAGAGTGACATCAAGTACGAGAAAAAGAAATTTGTAACTTTCAAGAAGAAAGCACTACCTAAGAACACACACAAACTAGACGTGTGGTTAGAGAAGTACGTGGCCAATGACCTAACAGAACCACAATGGAAACGGATCGATGGACTACTGAAATACCTCGAAGGCAGGGGCATTGGAGCAGACTGGTATGACTTCATGTACTCACCAGACAAGATGTGGGACATTTATCAGAGACTATTAATTCCATTTTATTGGAAAGGTGAAGTGGTAGGTTACACGGGCAGAATATTCGAGGAATCACGTGCTGTCAAATACTACACAGACGTGTGGCCGGGATACGTGTTCAACATGGACGCACAGGATTGGACGAGGAAATTCGTGTTGGTTACAGAAGGACCATTTGATGCCATCGCGGTTTCTGGCGTGAGCATATTAGGGTCGGAGGTGAATGAAGCACAGAGAGAATTACTAGACGGTTTAGGCAGACAAGTGATAGTGGTACCTGACAGGGACGCCCCTGGACAGAAGTTAGTAGATCAGGCCACAGAGTTTGGATGGAGTGTGGCATTTCCGGAATGGGACAAAACTGTTAGCGATGTGGCCGAAGCCGCGCAAAAGTATGGTAGGTTGTTCACCCTGAAATCGATACTGAATTCAACTGAGAAGTCGAAATTGAAAATAGATCTCAAAAGGAAGATGTATGGTTAACTTTCATATAGAACCAACTAGTAAATGCACATTGGAATGTCCTTTGTGCGATAGGACATGGTTATATAAAAGATTTAAAAAAAGAAATCTCCACGAAATAAACATAAACCACATCACAGAATTTGTTGGGACAAACGCGAGTGTGACCATGTGTGGCAATAATGGCGATCCCATATATCATTCACAATTCATAGATCTGTGTAGGAGATTTAAAGATAACAACTGCAGAATTTCTATCATTACAAACGGATCAGCAAAATCAAAAAAATGGTGGAAGGAATTGAACAACCTACTCGACCAGAACGATAAGATCACATTTTCTATAGACGGTCTAGAAGACACAAATCACATATACAGGAAAAATGCCAAATGGAAATCTATAATAGATGCTGTACAGACCCTAGAGAAAAGAAAATGTCACATGGAGTGGAAATTTATAGTGTTCAAACACAACCAACATCAAATTCAAAAGGCTAAAAATTTGTCAGTCGATATGGGCTTTAATCACTTCCGGTTAGAACACAGTGATAGATGGCTGGGAGAAAAAGAACTTATGCCGGACAGTGAATTTGTTGATGCGGTCTATCAGCAACAAAAAGAGATTCTAATAAATCCAGAATTCTCAACGACAATGGTCCCAAAATGTTTACAAAATGGCAAACCTCAAAACGACCTTTACATAGATGCAGAAGGAGATTTTTATCCTTGTTGTTGGATGGGCACACACAGGTACAAGTTCAAAAGTATGTATTCTCCAAAAAATAAATCATTTAACATTAGTAAAAAAACGCTAGACAGTATATTGAATAACAGTGAGGTAAAACAGTTTTTTGAATCAACAAAACAATTTACTTCTGCCCATGAATGTTGTAAAATAAAGTGCGGAGTAAGAAATGGCTGAATACACATTTGATGTACAAAAACTTTATATAGAAATGCTACTAGCAGATGCTGAGTCATTCGCTAGGGCACAGAACATATTCAAACCGGAATCGTTTGACAGGAAACTACAACCAATAGCCAAGTTCGTCAAAGACTACATGGACGAATACAAAGTGATGCCAGATGTTGAACAGGTCAACGCTAAACACGACATCAAGTTGAAGTCAGCGAAAGATTTAGATCCAAGCCACTTCAACTGGTTGCTGGACGAGTTCGAGACATTCTCGAGACACAAGGCGCTGGAGCACGCCATACTGCAATCAGCGGATCTTCTAGAGAAGGGAGACTATGCTCCTGTTGAGGACATGGTCAAGGAAGCGGTCAGCGTGGGACTCACACGTGACCTAGGCACGGACTACTTCGAGGATCCGAAAGGCAGACTGACTGCCCTCAAGGACAACAACGGTCAGATCAGCACAGGCTGGGCCAACCTCGACAAGAAACTGTTTGGTGGATTCAACCGGGGAGAACTAAACATCTTTGCAGGTGGATCAGGCGCAGGTAAGAGTTTGTTCTTGCAGAATCTCGCGGTGAACTGGGCCACTGCCGGTCTCAACGTGTGTTACATTTCTTTCGAATTGAGTGAACAACTGACGGCAATGAGGTTGGATGCCATGATGACCAACATACCAACACGTAAGGTGTTCCCAGAGATAGACAATGTGGAGATGAAGGTCAAGATGATGGCGAAGAAGTCCGGGATACTACAGATCAAGTACCTGCCAAGTGGTAGCAACGTTCTAGACGTGAGAACATATCTCAAGGAACTAGAACTAAAGGCAAAGAAGAAGATAGACTGCATACTGATCGATTACTTGGATCTCATGATGCCAAAGAGCAAGAAGATATCGCCAGCAGACTTGTTCATCAAAGACAAGTATGTGAGTGAGGAACTGAGGAATTTGGTGGTTGAGAAACAGTGTGTGTTGGCAACAGCATCGCAGTTGAACCGGGCATCTGTAGAAGAGATAGAGTTTGATCACAGTCACATATCAGGTGGACTGTCCAAGATACAGACAGCGGACAACGTGATAGGTATATTCACTTCAAGAGCCATGAAAGAACGTGGCAGATATCAGATACAGTTCATGAAGACCAGATCCAGTTCGGGTGTGGGACAGAAAGTAGATCTGGAGTTTGATGTGGACAGTCTGCGTATCAGAAGCCTGGACGAGGATGAGTCACAGAGCTACAATCAGCAGGGCAAGAACAAGATTTATGATTCATTGAAGCAGACATCCAAGGTCACGGGCAATGAACAAACAGATGCTAGATCGGAAGTGCCGGATCCCCGTAAAGGTGATGCACTAGGAGTCAAAGTCAAGGCCACTGTTGAAGGCGGTAAACTGAGACAACTTCTCAACGAGTTGCACTCAGACGAAGAACAATAATGAAAAAAGTATATGACTGGTTCCTGCCAGACTATGACAGCCATTATGAGAAATGGATGACTCTCAACAACGAAAAAACTTATCAACGATTGCAAAGAGAGTATGCGCTCAATCAGGTTAAACATTTCCGTACAGCAGTAGACATAGGCGGTAACCTAGGTTTCTGGAGTAAAGACTTCTGTAAGCAATTCGACAATGTGACAATTTTTGAACCCGAACCATCAAATATAGAATGTTTGAAAGAGAATCTAAAAATGCATTCAAACTTCACACTGCACGAAGTAGGACTAGGTAGCAAAGAAGAAATAAGAGAATTTTACACATCATTAACTACATCAGGAGGACATAGTTTCTATAGGGATCAGATTTTTGAAAACGAAGTTAACAAGACTATGTTACCTATTAAAAAACTTGATGATTACAATCTAACAAATATAGATCTCATCAAGATCGACACACAAGGTAGTGAGTACGATATACTGCTAGGTGGGAAGCAGACCTTGATCAATAACGATGCTGTGCTGAATATTGAGATAGAACACAAGAACGAGGGACATAAAAAGCGTGCCAAAGAAATCATAGACTTCTTATCAAGCGTGGACTACAAAGAGTATGGCAGATCCCGTAGGAAAGAAGTAGTCTTCAAAAAAGAGCGTAAAGCGTAAATTACCAGAGATAGCGTAAAAAAGAAATAACGCGAAGCGTTAAAAAGCGTAAAGCCGACCTTGACCTCTTCAGATCTCCGCCGGCTCCACAGTGTTTAGATTAGAATGTGAACTTGATTCCAGCCGCGGCATCTTGTGTGTCAACACCTGATGTAACGTCTGTCATTTCAAAGGCACCATACACGCTGAAGTTCTCACCGATCTTCTTCTCGGCTCCCACTGTTGTGTATGCGTTGCCATCCTTGATCTTGCCATAACCCACCGAGTACGTTGTGTCTTCGATAACATGCGAAGCAACGAATTCGTTGGCTTTGGTGTCAAGGTTGGTCGATTCCACTGTCTTGATTGTGTGGTTGTAACCGATCGAAGTGGCATCTGAGATGTCAAATGATGCACCAACACCCTTGTACTCGATGTTGTTCACTTTGTCATCCGTGTAGGCGATACCCACGTTTAGGCCGTCGCTCACGTCCATCGAGGCCGCAGTCTCGTAAACGTCAACACCCGACTTACCAGTTGTACCGTCAACTTTTACCAAGTTGTCGATCTGGATCGCACCGAACGTGTTCGAGTAGATCACTGTGTGTGAGTCTCTGCTGAACAGTTTCTGTGCGGCACTTCCGCCGTATTCTGGGAACACATCTGTCTTAGATGTAACAGCACCCTTGAACACAGAGTTCTGTCTTCCTGCTGATAGCACACCTGTTCCACCCATGTCAACGCCGGCGAAAGCCAGTTTTGAATCGAACGGTGTGGAACCAGAGTCATCCGCGTCGATGTCCACTTCTAACTTGGCGAACCCGTCGATGCCCTCTGATAGGTTGCTCGAGAAGTCAACACCGATGTTGGAACCATTGTTCTCTGCTTTAGATGTTGAAACGCCGTTGGCGTCCTCGTTGTTAGAAAGCATATAGTTCAGTGAACCGTAAACTTTCATATCAGCCGCTTCTGCTGGTGTTGGTTTCATCAACCACCCAATCACCACAAGCGCGATTATAATTGCCGCACCTATGGCTGTCTTCTTCTTTGTCATTTTCATTATAGATTGTCTCCTATATCTTTTTTTTTCTATAAGGTTTATAAATGCGATCACTGGCCTTGTGACCGCTCCGGATTGTAAGGCATATTTATCTAAAAAGCAACACTTAATAGTTGCGTTTGGTAAACTTTATCCACACAGTTCCAAACAAATAATTACAATTGAACAGGAGGATGGATCATGGGCATACACTACGACTACAAGAGCACCCGGGGTGCGAAGAAGATGCAGAAGCAACAGGAACGTGAACAGCGAAGGCGGCGTAAGAAATCACAACAGATGCCCGCACCGAAATCCAAGGAGAGTCAACCCTTGACACTGGACATGATCACCGATCCTACGAAATGATCAACGAACGACTGTTCAAGCACTACCATATAAGCACTTCTAAGGACCTACAGATAAAAAACAGGTGTCCCAGACCATTTGACACCGTCCTGATAGACAAGCGTGGATCGTGTTTTGCCTGTGAATGCCAGTCATGGTTGCCACAGAGCATAGGCAACCTGCAGGTGAAACCCTTGGCAGATATAGTGGGCAGTGACATGCACAGGCACCTGCAGACAAGCATAGAGGACGGTTCATATCGCTACTGCAACGAGCACCAGTGCAGTTACATAAAGGGAGGCCTGATGATGGACAGCAGGGCCACACACCTACGACACATCAGGCTTGCCATTGATGACAGTTGCAATCTCAGATGTCCCAGTTGTAGGAAAAGCATGATATTCCACAAGGAGGGATCCGCCCATGACCTTGGCGTGAGGTTGGCAGACAAGATAAATGATTGGTTGCACAACTACGATCATCCAATACAGGTGCACATAGGATCAGATGGTGATCCCTTCGCATCACACGTGTACAGGCACTTCATGGAACAAACGCCTCACAGAGACAACATAAAATACTCCATACTCACAAACGGATTGATGTTCAAGGAATTCCACGACAGAGTTCCTTACGTGATCGGTAACTTGAAAGAATTAGGAGTAAGCATAGACGGAGCCACCAAAAACACCTACGAGAAGTTGAGGCTAGGTGGTCGTTGGGAGAAGATGTTAGAGGGATTGGAATGCATGGCAGAACAAAAGCAAAAGCATGGCTTCCGATTCATACTGCACTTCGTTGTGCAACGAGACAACTACCACGAGATGGGAGACATAATAGACCTGGGAGAACGGTACGGTGCCGACAGGGTATGGCTCAATCGAATCAAGGATTGGGGCACAATAGACGACTTCGGTGCGCAGAATATCTGGAACACTCCCGACTATCAGGAGCATCTGTCCAACCTGATCGCACGTATCCGCAAACGCGATGATAGGTTTATCGAGTGTCCTACCCTAGTAAGTGAAGAGGTTCGTCGTAAAAACAGAAGCTGAATTGAAGTCTGGGGTAACGAGCTCGTTTTCCAATTTCAACCGAATGAGGTATATCTGAACGGAAAACCAGCGGGCGGTCACACTCTACCCTGTCAATTTCTATTCCATTGTCGTCATACCAAACATTATAGGTATCCAGTGTGTTCAAGACAGGAAAATTTATTTTTGCTATCACAGGTGGATCATCTTTGTGGATGCTGGTTTGAATATGCTGGTTATAAATGGTGAAACTCATGTCTCTGACCTTGAGTCCTAGCTCGGTGAACCAACTTTGGCAAGGGTTATTAGCGATTGAAAAATAGTTTTGTATTTGGTGCCTTTGTAGGTTGTTCCAGAATTGTGTTGGTTTTGTGTTTGCTGTGATTCCTAGGTAATAACCGTACAGACTATCTGCTATCTTTGTCTGATGTTGGCAATCCAGGATAAAGTAAGATTTCATTTTGACTATTTAAATACCGTTGATTATGAAAATAGCAATTACTGGACACAAAAGAGGAATAGGTGAACAATTCGCAGAGCAACTGTACTCTCGTGGACACCAGATCGTTGGAATATCCAGGAGTGATGGTGAGAACATAAGACGCACAGTGCACACGGCCTCACTCATAGAACCATGCGACATGTTGATCAATAACGCCATCAGCATGTACGCGCAGACCGAACTTTTATTTGAAGTCTGGCATCGCTGGCAACACAGCAACCAACAACATATCATTTGGAACATTTCAACACGCATATGCGAGCAAGACGAGGACAGACCGATCAATGGCCTATCTCTCAGAGAAGCCATGCAGTACAGAAATCAAAAGATGTCCTTAGAACTTGCACATAGGCAACTGGATGCTCAGCCTAGCAAAATCCATATGCTATTGATTAGACCGGGAGCAGTGAACACACAAAAATTCAGTGCACCTGACAGTGTGTCTGCGCAGGAATATGTGGACGGTGTGTTGGAACAGTACGGGCAACACCATGCGCTATAATTGGTCAAGTTTGGTTACCGCCGAATGTCGAGTGGTCAAAATAGGTAACAACACGGTCTATCCAATATTCCGTAACGGATCTACGAGTCTATTCATGGACGCGGACACTGTTTACACAAACCATGAGATAACCGGATGTTCGGAAATAAAAATCTTGTGGAGACGCCCCGAAGATCGTTTTGTAAGTGGTTTAAACGAATACTGCAGGCAAAATAATCTAGAGGTGAGCGAGACCTGGAAGAAAGTAAAGGAAGGGACTTTAACCGACAGTCATTTCGCACCTCAATACTTCTGGATACTCAATCTTTATAGATTTTACAAAGAGACCGTCACGCTGGTACCATTTGAACAGATAGGAACACTAACTAACAAACGTGCCAGGTCTATAGACGAAATAATTCCTGTGACGGTCATAGACGAATATGTTTATGTAGACAAAATAATATCAAAAGACCTAATGGGCAAAAGTGTGAAGATAAAACACATAGTAGAAAGATATAAGAATGAATTGCCCTAGGCTTGATCATTTTGTTAGGATGAACAGCGACGGATCCTTGAGCCCCTGTGGACACATGGTGAGACCCAAGCAATTCGAATCATTTGAAGATTTACAAAACAGCAAATGGATAGACGGGATAAAGAAAAAATTTTCGTCTGACCAATGGCCAGAAGAATGTGCTAGGTGTCAACAATCCGAAGGGACCGGTAACAAGAGCATAAGGATGCATAGTATAGATCGCGACAAACTTCTCAAAGCGATCAAAAAAGATTACCTGGTCGTGGGAGGAGTTTTGGACAATGTCTGCAACAGTGCTTGCCAAACATGTAACGCATCTCTGAGCACAAAGATAGGAAGTCTGCAGTCAAAAAACTACATAAGGGTCGACAACTACGTAAAATTTTGGGAACTGCCACAGAAAAGGATTATAGAGTTAGATGTTAGTGGTGGTGAGCCAACGGCAAGTAAAAACTACAAAAGGATCTTGGAAAATTTACCATCTAACACTAAAATAATCAGAATGAATACTAATTGTTCAAGAATCATTCCCGAAATAGAAACCGTTCTTTCTAATGGAATCAAAGTAATAATCACTGTCAGTCTAGACGGCTTAGGCAAAACACACGACTACATCAGATGGCCGATCACGTGGAAACAATTTGAAAAAAATTTCAAATTTTACAAAAACCTCGAGGCAAGGCACAAATTACTCGAGTTGGATTGTTGGTCTACTATTAGCTGTTTGAATTTACATGATTTTGATAATATTTTAGAATTTGCTAGGATAAACAAAGTACAACACGGATGGGCATTCTTGAGCGAGCCCGAGGTATTGAATGTCAAGTACTCAAATCCATTCACAATCCCTTATCAACATCTCTTCCCTGATAAGATCGCCGTGGGAGAGGACAATTCGACCCAACTCAAAAACTTTCTAAGTCAACAAGACAGCCTGAGATCGATAAAGATCAATGACTATCTGAGTTTCGCGTGAAAACACTCAAGAAACAATTTGGCAAATCTCTCATGATGTTCTATTCCGTAGTGTTCGCCGTCGTGAGCAAAACTCGGTAATACGAAGTGTTGTCTCTGATCTAACTTGCTCCAGTATGGCCAACAATTTTTTATGGTGTACTCTTCCAAAACATTTAAGCCGGTAATGTGTTCATGATAAGATTCTTGTGCGAAACAATGAAAAGTTGTACAACCGTTTTGTTCAGCAAATTTTTCAACAAAAAAAACATTCTTCAAAAAGTTATTCCTGTCGGTGTGTTCATCTTCTCCACTGAGCCTTTGGTCGGTACTGATAATATTTTCAGCGAGTTGCCCGAGCCTTTCCCTACGACTCCAAGCAGGCCAACAAATGATAATCATTTTCGGATTCAGTTTTTTTTGAGTTCCGTATAATATGCGCACAATTTTATCACTGCTGGATCCTGGCTGTCCAAGATTCCAGTATCTCAATCTATCGGTGTTGTGTTGAGATAAAAAATGAACCCAGTGTTCATTTTCTTTATTGCCTTGCCCAAAAGTATGACTGCATCCGAGCACTACCACATTTTTCTTCCCATCGGGCATAGGTTCCCATTCGGGGCAACGATAGCCGTGCGAGTTCAATTTATAGTCTTTAAAAAATTGATGACCGTTGGCATCACTATCCGGCAATTGTCCGTCAGCATAAAAACCAAACTTCATTATGAACTACCTTTCGCCAATGACAGCTTCTTCTTGATCAATCTACTGATGTACAGTTCCATGAAGCCCATCCTGGCACGGTTCTCGAACACGTCCTTGTACTTCATCCTAGCCAGCATAAGATATTTCTCGTCAGCGTACAGGTCCAGCCTGTTGCGTGACTTGACGAATCTAAACTCCAGTGCCTGGTTGTTGTTGAGATATCGAATCATAGCGGATTCCTCCTTGAGCATCTGCTGTGCCACCGCGGTGGGTATGAACTCTTTGTAATGTTTTAACCTTATGCTATAGAATCGTTTCACACAATTAATTATTGCGGTTATGGTGGACCTGACAGGATTCGAACCTGTGGCCTTGGGTTCCGCAAACCCACGCTCTATCCAACTGAGCTACAGGTCCTTTTTTTGGCGTGCCCGGCAGGATTCGAACCTGCGACCCCAAGTTTAGGAAACTCGTATTCTATCCAACTGAACTACGGGCACATATTTGTTGGCGGTCCCTAGGGGAATCGAACCCCTCTTTCGAGGATGAAAACCACGTGTCCTAACCGATAGACGAAGGGACCTCTGGTGGAGGATAGGAGAGTCGAACTCCTGACTCATCCATGCCATGGATGCGTGATCCCACTTCACCAATCCCCCAAACTGACCAATCACATGCGAGACCATTGACTTCTTTGGTGTATATGGTAATTCTGGCATAATTGGTTCTTGTGGTGCCGCTTCACGGATTCGAACCGCGGACCTACTGATTACAAATCAGTTGCTCTACCGGCTGAGCTAAAGCGGCGTCACAGTTAAAATAGTACACTACAAACCGCGTTATGTCTACCTGTTAAACGCACACAGACGCCTTTATACGCATGGTAAAACTGATCTTGGACAAGTTGTACATCTGCCTGTAATACACGCACATAAAGACAGGTATGTAATAATAGCATATCTGACCTGTTGACAACGCATAAATAATCTTATACAATAGAATTATGAGAGACACAAAAACAATAACAGCATACGCCCAGAAGATGATGCGTGAGGCCAAGGAGAAATTGCTCTTCAAGAGCCTGCGTAAGGAAGTCAACGTGGGTGCCAACGGCACACAGGATTACGTGATCAAGAACGGTGGAAATGCTGGTAAAGTGGCATTGAACGCCAACAAGTTCCAATAACATTTTCTATCCAGATCATCCATTCATTGACTGGTGTAAATAACCGGTATGAATAAAAAACTAGAATGGTTGATAATCATCTTCATGTTGGTTATACTCGTGACATTAGGTTCACGTAAGGCATCAGCCGATCACGGAACACCACACCAATCAGACAAAGAATACCAGGCGGAGATCACCAAGGAGATGGAAGTGATAGACGATGAGTTATCCGACAAGGGTGACAGCATATCAAACCTTCAGGGCGTGGCCAACGGGGTGGTCTGTGTGTTCGCACCGGAGCAGTGCCAGGAGAATGCTGTACTCACTCCACCAAAAGAAAATCAATAAATACCATTACCAATAACGGGGAGACAACATGTTTTTAACAATTGGATTAGTGATCGGTTTCATAGCGGGCTGGTGGGTCAACGAAAAGTTCGAGGACATCGCCGAGGCTAGCAACAAACTGAAGTTCTGGAAGAAGTAATCACAATGACGGAGGGTGGCCAATGTTCGATTGGATTAGAAGACTGTGGAAACGGTATGAGAAATTTACACTTGAACAGTATGACGTGTCACCCGTCGTCTACCGCATAGGCACTAAGAAGTATATCAAGAAGAAAGCATTCAGCAAAGGACCTGTCCCTCGCACAAGATACGAAAAGTAATCAAACCCAATACTTCTTGTTTAGTTCAATTGTATCAAACAGTCGCTTCTGAGATTGTTTGTAAGAACAGCCGTTCCACCAATCTTGACTTTCTATGTCCATGCGACACAGTTCACAGTCACCTATCACCCATGAGGGATCGTACCAGACTGGATTGCCGCGCCATGGAGTTATGCAGTGCGTGTGGTACCACACCGGCTTGCGTGTCATGATGTAGATCATCTTGCGTTTCTCCACAGTGTACATAAAAATATTTACACCGCGGAAACGCAAGAAATAGTTTGCTATTAATTGAATGTCTTCTGTGATCCGAAGAACCTGGCGATCCTTGTGTACAGTTTGGATACCCACTCCGGTCTAGGCACTGCCCAGGTCACCGCTATAGCACTGACAAGCAATCCCAGTTCCATTAACTCATGTAGTAAAAAGCTCATGTATTTCTCCTAGTTGCGAATAGTTATTATTCGCAAGTACTTATGGGTGTGTGAATTTGGCTACTTGGAATGTGGTGGCAGTTTCTTCTCCACCCACCAGATGTGCTTACGCGTGACGGGATCGTACTTCCTCACACGTAGTTTCTGGTTCTGCTTCTCGCCCTTGCCTGGCTTCATGGCGTAGTAGTAGAACGCATGGTCCTTCATCTTGGAGTCCTCAGGAACCAATCTGACTTTTACATAGGGTTTCTTTGATTTGCTTTTCTTGTCGGCCATCTATAGACTAGTTAGTCTGATCGTCGTCGGCCCTGCTGGTGATCACCCGGTCCACTAGCCCGTAGGCCACGGCTTCTTCGGCGTTCATGAACTTGTCACGTTCCATGTCCGCTTTCAGTTTTTCCAGTGGTTGTCCGGTTGTCTTCTCATAGATCTCCGTCAGCTCTTTCTTCCAACGTAGCAGTTCGTTCGCCCTGATCTCCA